AGCTGCCTCCTGAGCCGCTGCTTGAAGCGGGCGAACTGGGCGGCACGGCGGATTTATTCGGCGAGGATATGCCCGCCCCAAGCGACTACCTCAGCGCGAGGCAGCGAGACGGAAAACCGCTCGGCGCGGACGCGCTGTTCATTGAGACGTGGAAATGGCTAAAAGATCGCGGCTGTGAGAAATTCGTCAACCCGCGGCTGATTGAAGCCTACGCCCAGGCGTTCACGCGCTACATTCAGTGCGAGGAGGCCATCAGCACCTACGGGCTTTTGGGCAAGCACCCGACTACCGGCGGCGCGATAGCCAGCCCGTTCGTGCAGATGAGCCAGTCGTTCCAGAAGCAGGCGAATCTCCTCTGGTACGAGATTTTCGACATCGTCAAGCAAAACTGCACCACGGCTTTTGTCGGCAATCCGCAGGACGACGTGATGGAGAGGCTGCTCTCCGCCAGGAGGGGCGACAGATGAAGATAGAAAAAATCAAGGCGGAGCTTTTAAGGCCCGCCCGGTACAACCCGCGCAAAGACTTAAAACCCGGCGATAAGGAGTATCAAAAGCTCCGCCGCTCCATCGAGGAGTTCGGCTATGTGGAGCCGGTAATCTTTAATCGCCGGACCGGCAATGTGGTGGGCGGCCACCAGCGCCTGAAGGTGCTGCTCGATTTGGGCCACAGCGAGATCGACTGCGTGGTGGTAGAGCTTGATCCGCAGAAAGAAAAGGCGCTCAACCTCGCCCTCAACAAGATTCAGGGCGAATGGGACGAAACCAAGCTGGCGGAGTTGATGGCGGAGCTTGACGCGGGCGCCTTCGACGTCTCCCTCACCGGCTTTGACGCCGCGGAGGTCGACGAGCTGCTCAACCGCTGGCACGCCAAGGAAGCGGTGCAGGACGATTTCGATGTGGATAAGGAAAAGGAACGCATCGAAGGCGATGGCGCGATCACAAGGCCGGGGGACATCTGGCTTTTGGGCAGACACCGCCTGCTGTGCGGCGATTCCACCAGCGCGGCTGATTTCGCCAAGCTCATGGACGGCGGCCGCGCCCAGGCCGCTATCACCTCGCCGCCCTACGGCGTGGGCAAGGAATATGAAAAGGCGGGCATCGAGCCGTGGTTTCAGACCATCCGGCCGGTGATTAAGAACCTGTGCAGGTACGCGGAGATCGTCTGCTGGAACTTAGGCGACCTATACGCCACCGGCTCCCAGTTCATCGAGCCGACCAGCGTCTATTCCGTGAACATGTTTGCCGAAAACGGCTATCGCCCGATCTGGATCCGCGTCTGGAAAAAGCAAGGGATGAATTTTGGCGTCGGCCCTTATCACCTCGTTTCCAACAAGCCGGTGCAGCAGTACGAGTATATTTCGGCCTTCAGCAATAACGGCGAAGCCGAGGAGTACAACGACCAGGAATATCTGTGGCTCTCGGCCTTCGCCGGGCACAGCTATAGATTTGTAAAACGGCTGACTAAAGACGAGCGCAAGAAATGGGGCTACGCGGGTATCTGGGAGATGACCACGGTGCGCGCCAACAAGGAGCATCCGGCCATGTTCCCGGTGGAGCTGCCCTGGCGCTGCATCAAGATGCACAGCGACCGGGGCGGCATTGTTTTGGAGCCCTTTTCCGGCAGCGGTACCACCATTATCGCGGCGGAGCAGACCGAGCGCCGCTGCTGCGCCATGGAGCTATCGCCCGTTTACTGCGACTTGGCGGTCAAACGCTGGGAAACTTTCACCGGCGCAAAAGCGCTCAGACTGGAGGGATAAGGCTTGGAGATACAAAAAATCCCCGTCACAAAAATTAAGGCGGCAAAATACAACCCCCGCAAAGACTTAAAGCCAGGCGACGCGGAATACGAGAAGCTCCGCCGCTCCGTGGCGGAGTTTGGCTATGTGGAACCTGTCGTCTGGAACAAGACCACGGGCAACGTGGTAGGCGGACACCAGCGGCTAAAAATACTGCTGGCGGACGGCGCTGCCGCCATCGACTGCGTGGTAGTGGAACTGGACGCCGCAAAGGAAAAGGCGCTCAACCTCGCCCTCAACAAGATTCAGGGCGACTGGGACCAGGAGAAACTGGCGCTGGTCATTGCCGACCTGCAGGGCGCGGACTTTGATCTTTCTCTTACCGGCTTTGACCCCGCCGAAATCGACGCGCTGTTCAAGGACACCATTGCGGACGGCGTAAAAGACGACGATTTCGACGTGGAGAGCGAGCTGCGGAAACCCGCGGTGACGAAGCCGGGCGACCTATGGCTTTTAGACAGGCACCGCCTTGTCTGCGGCGATTCCACCCGCGCCGAAACCTTCGCCCTGCTCATGGACGGCAAGGCGGCAAATCTGGTGGTCACCGACCCTCCATATAATGTAAATTATGAAGGCGCGGCGGGCAAGATCAAAAACGACCACATGGCGGATGAAGCCTTCTATCGCTTTCTGCTGGATGCTTTTACCCTCACCGAAAAGGCGATGGCCAAAGACGCGAGCATCTATGTCTTCCACGCCGACACTGAAGGGCTGAACTTCCGTAAGGCCTTTGCCGACGCCGGTTTCTACCTCTCCGGCGCATGCATCTGGAAGAAGCAGTCGCTGGTGCTGGGTCGTTCGCCATACCACTGGCAGCACGAACCGATCCTCTTTGGCTGGAAGAAAACCGGCAAGCACGCCTGGTACTCCGACCGCAAACAGTCGACCATCTGGGAGTTTGATAAGCCCAAGAAGAACGCCGACCACCCCACGATGAAGCCGGTGCCGCTTTTGGCCTACCCAATACTCAACTCCAGCCTGACGGGCTGTATTGTGCTCGACCCCTTCGGTGGGAGCGGCTCCACCCTCATCGCTTGCGAGCAGACGGACAGGGTTTGTTACACGGTGGAGCTGGACGAAAAGTTCTGCGACGTGATCGTCAAAAGGTACATCGAGCAGGTGGGCGGCGCGGAGAATATATTCCTTATCCGGAACGGCATGAAGGCAGCTTTTGGCGATGTGGAGCAGCCGCAATCCGAAGCACAATAATTCCCTCATTTTTCGCATAAATACCTTGCTATTCCACAGCTTCAGAGTGATATATGTAGTCACCAAGAAGCTAAGGAGGCTTATGAAAATGGAAGTAAAATTCAACGTAACCGGCGAGGCCCGCAAAGCGCTCGTCAAGGCGGCAGGAGAAGCCCTCGGCTGGGAGCCGGTCTACAAGGGAGCGCCGAGCTTCGCCTATGTGGTCAGCAATGTCACCATCAGCCGCGATGGTACCCTTTCCTGGGATGAGCGCACAGACGAAGCGGCCATGCTGCATCTGCTCAGTAAATTGCGGGAGATGGGCTTTGTCCCGGCGGAAGAGGAAACCGACCCCGACACGCTGACCATCGAGATGCCGCTTGTGGGCTTTACCGACACGGCGCTGGAGAACCTCAACCGGCTCATCGCCGGCAAAGCGGCGCTGATCAAGAAAGCAATCGGCGCGGACTCCCTCCCCGTCGAGCGCACGGAAACGACGCTTAGGTTCCCCTGGTTTAAGTTCGGCATAGATGGCGCAACAGTCGCCGCCTACTCCCGCTTCATCGGCGCCCTGTGCGCGGCGGCGAAAGGTCAGAAACGGGTTACAGGCAGGGAAAAAGCAGTGGAGAACGAGAAGTACGCCTTCCGGGTGTTCCTCCTTCGCCTCGGCTTTGTGGGCGACGATTACAAGGAGGCGCGGAAAATCCTTTTAAAAAACCTTTCCGGGAACAGCGCGTTTAAGAGCGGCGCCCCTGCCAAAACGGAGGTGGACGCCGATGCCTAAGTTCCCCTCGAAAGAAATGGTGGAGCGGCTGCGCAAAGAGTATCCCCACGGCGCCCGCGTGGAGCTGGTGCGCATGAACGACCCCTACTCCAGGCTACAGCCCGGCGACAAGGGAACCGTGGACTTCGTCGACGACAGCGGCACCCTGTTTTGCATCTGGGACAGCGGCTCTCGCCTTGGCGTGGTCTACGGCGAGGACGCGGTAAAAAAGCTGTGAAATCCCCGATATTTCTGTGGTTTTTCCGCAGAAATAGCTTGCTATTACCCCCTTTCAGAGTGATATATGTGTATGCCGGAAGACACACCACAAACGCCCTTAAAGGAGGATAAACAGCATGCTAACGGGAAGATTCGGGATTGAGATCGAGTTCACGGGCATCACCAGAAGCGAGGCGGCGCGCATCGCGGCGGAACACCTCGCCGGAAC